AATAATTTCTTCTGGAAATAATGATTGTTGAGACATTAGTGTAATGTTTTATGATTGTATGGTTCTATATTTTCGGATTGTTTTAAAACTGTTTCTATAACTTCTTTAAACTCACCTGGATATTTAAACACAGTTTTATATAATCTTAAAGATTGAGCCATCATTGTAGATGCAACCATCTGTGGTTCATTAGTTCTTAAAACTAATTCAACCATTTTATCAAATAATTCTCCATAAATTATTTCAAGCTCTAGCTCCTTATTCTTTTTTGTTTTTTTCATTTTTTATTTAAATACATTAAATAAATTATAATGCACATTACAACGATGGCTGTGATTTCTGCATACACTATATTTACAACTGTTTGAGTCATTTTACTTTCTCATACAAGGTTTTAAATATACGTTTTTTCTTAACATGGCACCAATAACCATAATAGCCGGATATTTTTCTTTTCATACTGGTAACCCCGCATCATCAATATTCTCTAACATTTCTTCTTCTGTAAATGTTATCTCACCTTGTGATTTGCATTCTTTACATTGATACACTTCACCATAGCAATCTCTACGATATCCATTACCATTACAATCATGACAAATAATTTTATGTGTCCTGTTTTCCGTGTCCATTTGTTCTTTCTCCTCTATTTTGTTTATAGAACTTTATTAGTTTGTTAAGCATTTTAGATCTAGTTCTACTAGTCTTGTCTGCCATAACTCCCAACTCTTTCCAATCTGCTATAGCAACAGAAAGGGACTTATATTTAGCTGTATCAGCCATTTTTCTTCTCCTTTTATTGTTTATACTCTCTGTGAAACTATATGGGAAGATATACTATAAAGTCAAGTGTTGCATTAAATTTATTTTTAGTGTATTGTGGAGATCTCTTCTCACACCTTTTGTTTGCTCGTCCTAGTACAACTAGGGCGGGCATTCATTATCTTCTTCCCTGACCGTTATATTCTTTTCTACTATTACGTTTATTTGGTCTTTTAGAATGACGTCCTGGACGTTTCTTATTAGTGTGTTTTATAAATGTACCTGAACCTGATTGAACTTTACGCGCCACTATTCTTTAACTTCCTTAATTCTTTTAATTCCATGCTTATCTACTTCTACGATAGCTTTAACTTCTTTACAACTCCAATTAACATTAGTTCCTTGATCTCGTTCCACTTTACGTTTTTGTTCTAAACAATCCGCAATATTAGCTTTAGGAGAATATCCTTCTAATTTTCCATTCATATACATTAATAATGCAAACACAACTTCAATCATTACTTACCTCTGATTGAATCTAATTCTTTCTCTAGTTTATCTACTTTCTTTTCTAATTGAGCTATTAATACTTTTGTGTGTACGTTTTCTTCTAATTGTTTAGAATGTTTGTCAATTGATTTAGCTTGATATTCTATTAACATATACATCTCTTGATTTTTTGGAGTTTGTTCTGCCTTTTTCAAAAGATCTTGCGCCATTAATTTTTCATTTGTTTCAAGTCTATTAAGTCTTTCAACAATTCCAAAATAAGTCCATACCGCTACAACAATGGCAGATATAATAGCTACTATATTTTTAACTGGTAATGCTACACTTGTTTGGTCACTTAATTTAAATTCACTACTCATTTTTGAACTGTTTCTGTCATTAAACCTATTCTTTTACTGTTTGTAATTGGAATGTATTTAATAACTCCGTTAATATATTGTTCTACTTCTTCACCACACAGAGAACATCTGTAGAAATCTTTATATAAGAATAACAAAGGTGATAACAAATTGCAATAGGGACATATGCCATGTTCTATTCTGGCTCCTAAATGTAATGGTTTTCTAAATTTTTTTGTTTTCTTTGGCATCTATTTGATAGAACATATCATCTGTATCTTCTAATTGCCAACTTCTATTTTCTACGTTCCACTCCGTAGTTTGTACTTTATAGTCCGGCCAATGTGTTGAAGTTGTAAAGCTAGGAATACTCCACAGAATACGATTATTAGGTTGAGCTGCATAATTACCGTTATCAAGAGCCAAAATGTGAGCACACTTATGCTGATCAGGAATTTCGGAATGTTCAGTATCCAAGATATTAGGTTCTGGATGTGCCCAATCAATCGTAAATAAATATTGACCATGAATAAATTTTTTGTCTTTACCTAAATATTTACAGCGCTGTCCGATTAAAAAATCAAAAGTAGTAACAGCAGGATAATAACTAAATGAATTCCATAGCTCAAGATCTTCGAGATCTTGATGTTCCATTTTTCCTTGATGCACAGTACCGCTGATTCCTCCTTGAAGAAAAGCACTGATAGGAAGCCGCCAATATATTGCACCATTCGTAAGTAAAGCATGAAATAAGATTGCACGCCCTGGAATGCTTGCAATAGCAAAGACCACACAATCTTCAGTTTCGCCGTGATGTTTTCGTAAGTCATATAAATATTCTCTCCTTATTTTACAGTATATGGGTGGTATATTAGCATTTAAATAAGACATTGTATATTATTTAATATCTCCCCAATTATCTCCTGATTCATAGTCTACTTTATTTGGTATTTCTAATTTAACAGCTGATTCCATAATTTCAATTATTTTACTTGCGTGTTCTGGTGATTCAACTGATATATCAACTTCATCATGTATTTGTATATGGGGTATAATACCTTCTTCATGTAATCTTATCAAAGACATCTTTGTCATATCAGCTGCTGATCCTTGTATTAATCTATTTAAAGCTCTGTAAGTAAAAGCTCTTTTGATACCAAAAGTATATTCCTTTTGTGCATCTTCTAATTTTTTAGGTGTACCTGTATTAAATGTTAATGGTTCCCACATATCAAAATGACAAATTCTACCTTTTAAAGTTCTAATAACTCCAGATCGTTCTGCCTTGTTAGTTGTGCTTTTCATTAATTGTTTTATGAATGGTGCTTTAGCATGATACTGTGCAATTAATTTTTCTGCTGCTTCTTTCATTAAACCTAATTCAGCCATTAATTTATTTTTACCCATACCATACATCAATCCAAGATTAATTGTTTTAGCTTGTGATCTTTCAATTCCTGCCATCTTTGCAACTGCTGCATGGAAATCTGCTTCACCACTAATATATGCATTTGCAATTTCATCAATACCATCTAACTTTTGTAGTTTAGCATAGTGAACTAATATTCTTGGTTCTTGTTGTGAGTAGTCAAACACCCCCCATTTACAATTTTCTTCTGGAATAAATATAGATCTAATCAATGGACCCAACTCTTTATGCCTTACCGGAATCTGTTGTAAATTTGGATTAGACATTGAAAATCTTCCTGTCACCGTTCCACCATCATCAGATCGTATTTGATTTATGTCTGCATGAATTCTTCCGTTATGAGAATGTTTTGTAATTGTATCTATAAAAGTTGTGTGTGCTTTATTAATTTCTCTTGCGTTTGCAATTGATTGTGCAAGTTCATGTGGATGATTTGCTAAAAAATTTCTTGTAAAACTTGGAGCTCCAGTCTTTTCTGTTTTATCATACGGAAGTTTAAGTGCATCAAATGCCTTTGCAATAGATGCTGCAGCCCATAATTCTACATCAATCTTGGTTAACTCCTTGATTTTAAATAACAATTTCTTTTCTTCTTCTATCAATTTTTGTTTAATTTTCTCTGCTTTTTCTAAATCTACTCTTACACCTTTGAATCTCATATCTACTAGACATGGAAATAATTTTGTTTCCATATCAAATATATCTACAAGATCTTGTTTATTAATTTCTACTTTCATTTCATGCCAAAGTTTTAATGTAGATTCTGCATCTCTTTCTGCATACTGACCAACAAACATAGATGGAAGTTTCCATAAATCTTTTTTAGGATTGATTCCATATTCTTTCGCTGCTGCTTGTAATACTGCTTCATCTTTACCAATCCCTGCATATTCTTTTGCAAGTGTATCAAGACGATAACTTAATCTATTTTCATCAACGAGTGATGCTGCAATCATAGTATCTCTAATATCTTTTGGTAAGGTAAGTCCTGTTGATCTTAACCAAGATACATCATACATTGCGTTGTGAAATATAAATGTAGCATCTTGTTTAAATAAATCTTGTACCCAGTTTAAAACTAATTTCTTATCCATATTACCGCCGCCTTCATGTGCAATTGGATAATACGCTGACCAACCTTCTACTGCTACTGCAACCCCTACAATTTTACCACGACCAATCACGTTCCCCGATCCGAGTTCCGTTAAGTCCGGATCACAGGTCTCTAAATCTACTGCTATTTCTTTGTGACCGCGTAGATCTTTTAATTCTTCCGGAACCACCCATTCTGTTTGTGGTGTAAATAAAACTTGTTGAAATGTTCTTGTCATTTATCTTTATAATCTCTTTCTAAAATCATTTCTAAATAATGAATTGCTTTTAATATATCTTCCTTCTTACCTTTTAATCTATGACGACAAATGTATTTAATCGCATTGCCTTCCGCAAAAGGTAAATTGTTTTCGTTTATAAATATAGATGGCTGTATCTTCATACTTTTATAATGTTTACCACCTACTTGTCTAAAGAATGCTTTGTTTGTCATATAATATATGCTTTGTTAAAATCTCTTGGATCTACAATGTGAAGTTCTTTTTTAGCTCTGGTACAAGCTGTGTAATATAATCTATGTAAATCATCTGGATCATCTTCGCTTTGTCTTACAGCGGCAGCAGTTAGATCAGTTAGAATACAAATGTTATCTTGTTCACCACCTTTAAATGAGTGAATTGTAGACAAAAGAATTCTAGGAGTCTTGTTTATCTTCTCACCATTAGCTCTCATATTACGAATATAATTTTCTGTAATTGTATCAACACCTTCAAATGATTCATACCATACTTTATTAGTAAGTAAACCATGATTTTGCATACAGTCGTTTATTAAATATTTTTCTTCTGCTTTTAATGTTTTAGCATCTCTGTATCCAGGGGTTATATTTGCACCTAAATATTTATAGATGTTTTTTATTTGAAGATAATTTAAAGGTGTATTATTTCTAAAGTCTTCCCAATTACTTAATGCAAGTAATAAATCTAATGATATAGAATTAATTCCTTTGTATTGATAATACCATCCTTGTAATTCACACAATTCTTTAACATCATTTAAAAAGTGATTAGCTGTTGCGAGAACTGTCCAATTTCCTTTAGACATATCTACTTGAGTAATATCAGTATAATATCTTAATAAACCTGTTTCTTGTCTTGGTTTATAATCTTTTTCATATCTATTTTTAACTCTTGATATAATTCTTTGTGATAATTCGTGTATAGGACCACCAGGAATACGATAAGATTGATTAAGCGTCCTGATCTCGTCCACCTCATCTTTTAGCGCTATAAAGTGATCTACGTCGGCCCCAGCCCACTTAAAAATGGCTTGGTCATCATC